GTTAATGCAGCGTGTCCAACAAATGGTCCTTGGTCTTCGGGAAACTGTTGTTCGGGTGGAGGTTATTCCCCACACTAGAGGGGTTCAACCTGACACCCCTGGACTGGTTTATCGGTGCGTTACCCCTGATAATGTTTATTGTGAAGTGGACCCAGACCAACCAGACATCCCAGTCTATTATCGAGAATACCGAATTCGATTGAATCCAATCACCATGGAACAAGAATGGGTTTGTGATGTTATCGACATTCGAGACATGAACGAACCCATGTTCGGGATGTTCCTAGCAAACAAAGACGGGTCTTTGGGCGAGGATGTCAGCGAGCTATATATGGGACATCCAACCCATAGGGGCGCAGACTTCCCATTCCGAAACTCATTGGGCCAACCATTCCTCCCATTGACGGTCTATCATGCCGAGAAGACAGGTGAATTATGGAACTTCCTAGACGGGAACACCCTTGTCTATGGTTCGTTGAATAGTGCCGTCCTATACACGATGTTCTTACATTGTGTTCGTGACAATGCTTGGGCTCAAAAGTACATGTTAGGGGCTTCGGTCGCTGGACTCAACGCCATGGACCAAGACTTGGTTAGTCGTCGTGCAGCTATTTCGACGGACCCATCGTCAATTCTCATTCTACAATCGGACCCCGACACAACAGGCCAACCGCTTGTCGGGACATTCAGCCCACCAATAAAGCCGGACGAGCTGTTGGAAAGTGTCGCCAAGTACGAGCTGCGGGTAGCCGTGTCTAGTGGTATCGCTCCCGAGTCCCTAACCCGACAGAACGCCGACCCAAGAAGCGGCTACGCCCTTTCGATTGACCGAGCCGGACAACGGGAAGCCCAACGCAAATATGCCCCAGTCTTTCGAATGGGTGACGAAGACTTGTTGGCGAAAAGTGCAGCTCTTTGTAATCGATATTTGGGAACGAACCTTCCAGAAAATGGTTATCGTGTCAGCTATCAGTCGTTGGCACTTGGACCCGAGGAGCTGAAGGCCCAACGAGAAGACATCTTGGCCAAACTACAAGCTGGTCTCATCTCACCGATTGACGCAATACAAACCCTTAACCCCGACTTGGACCAAACCGCAGCTGTCGAACTACTACAGAAAATTCGACGGGAGCGGGCCGAGTATCTATAAACAAATGGAGACCCACCCATGAAAACAATTGAACATGAGGGACAAACCTATGTCCTTAAGACCGATATGGAAAATGCTATTCAAACCCGTTTACAAAAGATGTCAGCCCGAGCAGCCGAAGCCGAGCAGCAAGCCGCCCAGCTGCAAGACACAATCGATGGAATGAATGGACGGCTTGGAGCAATTGACAACCTTCAGTCCCAAATCGACCAATACAAACAACAGCTTGAGCAAGCGAACGGACGGTTCGACCGTTACCAAACCGTGTCCAAATTCGGAATGACGGACCCAGACCAAATGGAACTCATTGAATGGCAATATGAGAAGACCATGTCGAAGCGTAACAAGAAGGACCAACAGAGCCTTGGGGATTGGTTGGACGGGTTGGTTCAAGACCCATCGACCGCACCAATCGCCCTTCGACCCCATCTTCAGGCCATAGCGCCAAAAGAAGCCCCACAAGTAGCCGAAGCCGCCCCACAAGTAGCCGAAGCACCTCAAGCCTTACCCCAACCCCCACGAATGAATAATGGGGCTATAACCGCACCCCCAAAGACCGATAACCTTGTCGAACGAGGTCTTCGGGACTTGGACTTCTACCGTGAAAACAGAGAAGCAATCAAAAAAGCATTTTATAACCGACAATAGGAGACCACCATGGCAGCTGTTGACCTTAGCGCTTCAAGCGCTTTTCCCGTAATCAAACTAATCTCAACCGTTGGAACGACCCAACAAGAAGTTATCCTTCCTCCTGGAAAGATAAGGGTATCAGCTGGTTCTAGTGTGGCGATTGATATAGCGACTTCGGGCGTGTCCGATGGTGCAGCTATGCCAGCCGATAAGCTAGCAATCCCAGCGGGTAATCTTTTGGAGCTGGACTTGGGACATTCAGGTGGCGACAAGGTCACTTCGATAGCCGTAGCCGCCCAAACTGGAACAGCTAATATCAATATTATATTAGAGAGAATCTAATGGCTCAATTCAGATTTCCAACAGGAGGAGGGGCCGCCCCTTCAGCTGGTGCGTGGACTGAAATAACAAGTGGGGACCTAACCACTAACGCACAATCTTATACGACCTTTAACCTAGCCGCTTCAGCGGTTGAGGGTTACGCCCATCGAATCAACATTGGAGCCGATGTTGGAGGCGCTTCGAACACGACGAGAATGGCCGAATGTGGGATTCTAACATTCGACACGGGCATAAGCCTTGACACCCTGACAGCTGGAGACGGTTCAAGTGGTGTTCTTCAGCTGATGTTCGAACCGGCTGGGGTTGATAGTTCGTCAATCTATTACACTGATGTCGCTAGACCTCAAACGGCTATGTTATGGTGTGGTCTTAAAGGCCCACCCTTCACGGCTGGAAATATGGTGTATTATGCCCATGGTCTTCAGCTGCGACCAAATCTAAGCCAGACCAATAATGATGGGTATTATAACCAAACTAGAATCATGAGAACCCAAGGCACAACAACAGCCCCACAAGGTTCTTTATATGGATTTGGGTATCGCTTCCAAAACCTGACCATGACATTAACCTTCGGTCAATCTTACGACACTCAAAAGTCGCTAGCCTTGACCCAATGCGATTGGAATGGGGCTATTTATCGAAGCGATGTAGGCTATGAAGATAACCAAGTTCTATCTGAAATTAGTCAAGTGTCCGATGGCATTCAAACCAAAACCCATTCAACGACCGACACAATCAAGATAGGGGTAGCGTTCCAAGTAGCCCTATCAAGTGATAACAGCGTAACAGGTTGGGATTTTAATCTTAAATGGCGCAAGCTCCTTTCGGTTTAACATGGCAAATTATCGATTTTACACTGTAACCGGTGGCAATTCATCGCAGCTTATTGTCAACACTTCATTAAATGAAAATGTTAGTGAAGGGGATGTTCTCCGTTCGAAAGTGGCGGGAGCTCACGGCCTACTTGAAAAGGCCGATGATTCAGGCGTTCAGGCTGTTGGGGTCGCCATGGCGACTGGTACAATCGGAACTAGTATAGATGTCTTATACCAAGGGACCCAACAAGTGAACTTCGTTGAGACCTTGACATCCAGCGACATTGGGAAACGGGTTTATGTCAGCGCCACAAGTGGAAAAGCTACAATCACCCCACCTTCAGCACCTGGAAAGACAATAATCCAATTAGGGTTCCTTCGAGACACGAATGGAACCTGTTATGTCAACCCTCTAACCATTCTCAAACTTTAGGAGACCATCATGGCGACTTACAACATTGTCGGATTCGATTCTACCAATAACCTTCCAATTGTACCGGCTTCAAGCGATACAGCAAACATTCAAGGGGACCTCACAGTCGCTAATAATGCCATTATTACCGGAGACCTAACCGTCAACGGTACGACAACCACAGTCAACGCACAAATAACCACAGCCGACGACTATATCCATTTAAACAGCACCTACACCAACACGGCCGCAGCTGCTGACAGTGGATTCATTTTCACGGTGCAGCCAAGTGGGACGGTCTTCACTTCAAGCCTTTTCGAAAATAGCGACACGGTTCGAGTAACAGCCAACCCAAGCGCAGCTTTTGCAATTGGGGACATTGTACAAATCAGCGGAGCTAGCACAGGTTCAAACAATGGTCTCTATGAAGTAGCAGCTTTAAGTGCTACCCAAATCGCTTTTAAACTAAGTGTATCGACTTCCCTTGCAAATATCTGTCAGAATGTATCGTTCACCAATGAGAACGACACAGGGGCTTCCGTCGTCAAAGTTAAGGTAATGCAGTTTAAGACGGACCAAGCTAATAATGGATTCAAATATAAATATGGTTCGACGGCTTCGAACATGTCAGCCGACCAGTCGTTTGGTGGGGCTGTTACATTAACCGACATTTCAGCCGGTTCGGGAAATGCCAGCTTAACAACTGGAACAGGTGACATAACGATAGGTGTTGATTCAAGCCAAGCCATAAAAGTCCAAATCAATACAGCGGACAAGGTTGTCTTTGACGGAGACCTAGTCAAATTAAAAGCTGGTAATGAACTATACATCGAAGACGGGTCCCTTATCTCAAGACCTTTGACCTTTGCGGGTGGTTCTTCCGTTGCGTTATATGACTTGATTTGTTGGAACCCCTTCAACCAAGCCAGTCCAGCGAGCGCAAATGGCGCCATTTCGGGCGTGTCTCAAGTCCAACACCAAGTTATTGGGGTTGCCCTAGCAGCTGGTGGCGCAACCCCAACAACTGGAAAAGCTTGTATCAATCCAGGGGAAATCGTTCCCATGAACTTCGGTTCGGACCTCACAAGTGGGGACACAGGAAAGGCCGTTTACTTGTCGGTTACCAATGGCCGTGCAACCTTGACTGCTCCCTCCAGTTCTGGCGACAAGGTCGTTCGAGTAGGGTTCGTTTTCAATGGTTCGTCTAACCTTGGAACAACTGGGATTCATTCGGTTATCTTCCAACCACAATTTATTTCAGAAATCGCTTAATATGTGATATAAAGATGTCAAGGGGTGGTTCCTAGCCGCCCCCTAACATCGAATGGGGTACGGTCGCACCGGAAACAGCAGATAGCCCTTGAAACCTTAAACCACCATTCATTTATAGGAGCCAACCATGGCTATTACAAACGGTATTACCAATACTTCTCTAATTGGCGACCTTCGCCTTGCTCAAATGATTTCACAGGAAATTCGTCTTCTTCTTCGTGATGTCAATAACCTTCGCAATACCCCTTATGTCTCATTCGTTGGTTCAATCAACGGAATGGGTTCAGACACCATTCGAGTTCGTAAAGCTGGACTAGATGGCCGTGACATCTTCTCCGCCATGGCGACAGAAGACACCGCAGTCACCAACACCGCTTTAACCGATGGACATGTCGATGTTAGCGTTATTCGTGCTGCGCTTCAGTACGAGCTTACCGACTTGGCCGGCTTGACTGAGTTCCAAACACCAAATGGTATCGATGTCTTCCGAATCGCCCAATCTATGGCGGGTTCTTACGAAGGTTACTTCGCAAGCCTCACAGGTGACACCATCGATGACTTCAGCGCTTCAGCTGGTGTTTCAGGTGCTGTCTTCACTGTTGACGCAATGTTGGACGGTATCTTCACACTTGAGAAGGCCGATTCTAACCGTGGCGTTCCTGGTCCATTTGCTTCTATCCTTCATCCCAAGCAATTGACCGAACTTCAAGACGACCTTCGCAATGAGTCAAACAGCATTTTCGCTTATAGCCCAGCTACCTTGGAAGCTATCAGCGCAAAAGGACCCGGCTATGTTGGTCGCTTCCTCAATGTTGACCTGTACAGCTCAAGCTATGTTAACACCGATGGTTCAAGCGACTTGAACGGCGCTATTTTCGGTGTTGGTGCATTGGGTTACGCCACAGGTGTTCCAAGTGACATTCCAGGCGCAGCTGACTTCATGCAGATGGGCGAAATCATTGTGGAAATGTCCCGCAATGCCAACACCGCTTCAACCGTTGTCACCGGACACGCTTATCTTGGTATGGCTGTTCTGGAAGACGCACGAGGCTGTAAGCTTATCTCTGTAAGCTAACCTTCAAAAGAGACCCACTTTTTTATGGGGTGGGGCTTGGGATATAGACTAAGAAAGTGGGTCTCGGTCTTTCGTCCCTTGTTCTACCCCATTCTAACCTTCCATTGGAGACCCACGACATGGATTATTCCTCAATCGCCC